GGGGCGGCGGGGTCTTGCCCTGCACCCTTAACCGCAAGGGGTGTACCCTGTGGCGGCGGGGCGGCGGGGTCTTGCCCCCTTGCGCTTGCTGTGTGCCGTCCTTGCGGTTGCGTGTGCGGTCTGTCCAAAAAGAAAGGGCGGGGGCGTTGTGCCCCCGCCTTGTGCGGTCTGCGTGTTCAGTTGTTCGGGGTCAAGCCAAGGGCAAGCGCCTTTTTCTGGACTTGTTCAACGGTCTTTGCAATCGCCCTTTGCGTCACGCCAAGATAGGTTGCAATAGCCTTGTACCCCTTGCCTTGCATACGCAGTCTTAACACCTGCGCTTGACGGTCGGTCAAGTCCAGTCGTGCAACGGTCGTTTCGTAGTCCTCTACGGTCTGCCGGTCGGCGGTGTAGTTTCCGTCGCAGTTGTACCCGCCAAGGTCGGCATACTTGTGCAAGCGGTAGTAAATGGTTTCAAGTCCGTTTTCGCTGTCCTCTATGTAAGTATAGCCGTTGCGGGGGTCGGTCTGCGTTGCGCGGCTGTCCTGCACAGCTTGACGCACAGCGCGGTAAACTTCCTGTATCGGGGTTGTGGTTTCGTCTCGATATGCACGGCTGTCCTCGGTGCGGATATAGACACGGCGGGAAAGGCGGCGGACGTTGTAGGGGGCGTCGAGCCATGCGGGGGCGTCGGCGTGTTCGGCGGCTTGTTCGAGAATGGCAAGGGCGGCGGCGTTCACAAGGTCTATACCGTCGGAAAGGGTTTCCCCCACAAGGGCGGACACGGCTTTTTCTGCGTCCTTGTCAACGGTTTCGGTGGTCAAGTCCCCGTCGGCGTTGTACGCCGTGCGGGTTGCTTTGTTCGTCGCTGTCCGCAAGTTGTCCAGTGTGGCAAGGTCGGCGGCTATGCCCCGTTTCAGTTGGACAAGAGCGGGGTTGTATCCGTTGTCGGATACGGTTTCACGGTCGGCGGCGGTCTTGCGTTGCGGGTCAATACACTTGTTCAAAACGGAGTATGCAACGGCGGTTGCAAGGGCGGTCAATTCCTGTGTGCTGTCCTTGCCGCTTGCAAGGGCGTTTTCGTAGTTGCGTTTGACCTGTTCAAAGTCGGGGCGTTCTGCCGTTTTCGGCGTGTTGGTGTTGGTATTCATGTTCTTGTTCCTTTCTGCCGTGTCGGTCGGGCGTGTTGGTGTGTGGTGTGGTGTAGGTCTGCCCGCCGTAGTTGTCCGGCATGGATAGACTACCACAACACGCACAGAATGTCAACACAATTATTTTGCATACACCGACAACCGCAAGGGGTGTACCCTGCCGCCGTGCTTTTTTCGGCTGTCCGTGTCGGTCTGCCCGCCGTGTCTACTTGCCCTTTCTGTGCTATGGCAAGTAGGGGGGGTGGTTATGGTATTTTTGCCCCCTGTCCTTGCCGCACACAGATGTAGTCGGTTCATCTAACTGACACGACCCATTTTTAACTCAGCCCCTCAACCCCTTGTGTTTCAATGCTTTTCTGTCCAGAAGAATATTATTGGTTAAGCCTTTTGCGTGGTTGCTTTTATCACAGGATTCAACTTTCCAAAAAAGAAAAAGGCTTAACTACGCAGCCTTTTATTTACCGTTCATTTTGATTTGTTTTTTCTTATTCTGTCTATATTCTTCCCTTATATCTAAGTAGAATCTATGCTATAATATAGCATATCAAGTAAATTAAATAAATTATTTCTTGCATCTGAAAGGAGAGTCCCTCGATGGCTCAGATTATCCAGTTAGACTTCAACAAGACGAATAGTGCCTCCGGTGTCATCGACATCGCAACCGTCCAGCAGAGCTGCCGTAAGCTCAAGGCTGGTCTCATCGCTCCTGCCACCGAGGAGGTGCACACTGACCTTGCTGTCGAGCACGCTGCTGAGCCCATCAAGAGTATGGATGACATCATCCGCATCTCCCAGTTCCTCATTGGACAGAAGCGTTTCAGAGACAATATGCTGTTCATCGTTGGCATTAACTTTGGACTTCGTATCAGCGACCTTCGCTCCCTGCGCTTCACCCACATCATCAATGATGATTGCACTTTCCGTGACCGGTTCCCCATTCTGGAAAAGAAGACCCGGAACACGCGCAAGCATCAGCGCAACCGCTATATCACTATTAACACCGCAGTTGTCGAAGCTGTCACCATGTACCTTGAGAACACTCCAAACGTTCGCCTTAGTGACTATATGTTTCGCAGTCAGTCAAATAACGGAGTGAACGAGAATAAGCCCATCAGCAAGCAAGCCGTTGACTCTATGCTCAAAGGCATTGCTCGTGACCTTGGACTTGGTAACCGCATGGCGACCCACTCACTGCGTAAGACCTTTGCTTATCATCAGATGGTGATGAGTGGCAACGACCCCCGCAAGCTCCTGCTTCTCCAGAAGATGTTCGGTCACTCGACCGCTGCTCAGACTCTGGACTACATCGGTATCACCAGTGAAGAAATTGATGAAGCATACCGGAACCTCAATCTCGGTAGCATCAACCACAACTATCTGGTCGATAGTGATATTGGAGAAAGCGAGTCTCTGATGGCGTAATCCATCACCCATTGCACCTTGACAACTTCATACCGCCAAAACAAAAAAAGACACAGCGTGTGTCCTAAATATTTTCTCAAAGCCTTGTCTCACAACGGTTTCACACCCCCAGCCTTATAAAGAGAATTGGGGGATACCTTCAGGCTGTTTGAAAAGCCATTCAAAGCAAGTTACAGGCGCTGCATTGATAGCGACGGTATAGCCAGCCGAGCGCCCTTTGTGTGTCCTAAAATTTTTGTACTTCTACTAACTCCAAAGAAAGGTCGTGATTTCTATACGAACGACTATCCATAAAGGTGGTGCTTACTACCGATGAACACCATTACTGTTGTCGATGCCCGAATGGGACGTGGTAAATCCTCCGCTGCCATTCGTTATATGAACCATTACAAAGACTCCAAACGCTTCCTTTACATCACACCGTATCTGGACGAGGTCGGACGTATCTGTGAACGTTGCGATTTTGACCAGCCAGACAGCGACCACATGAGCAAATCTGCCGAACTGAAACTCCATATGCGAATGGGACATAACGTAGCTGCTACTCACTCGCTGTTTTATTTGATGGATGCAGAAGCTATGGAGCTCGTCCGCCAACAGCATTATTCGTTGATTGTGGACGAAAGCATCCAAGTAATCGAACGTCTCAATATCTCTCAGAAGGACTTCGAGTTAATCCTGTCCCAGCTCGCCGTAGAGCATGAGGATGGACGTATTGAGTGGACAGATGATGCATACACCGGTCGCTTTTACGACTACAAAGAAATGTCCGATACGGGTTCTTTATTCCGTCTAAACAACTCTTTACTAAATATCCTCAACCCAGATTTACTCCGTTCCTTCGACGAGGTGTTTATGCTGACGTACTTGTTCGATGGACAGTACCAGAAAGCCTATCTTGACTTTTTTGGTTTTGACTATACCGTCGTCGGCGTCGAGATAGACGAAAACGGATATCGCTTTTCCGACCACCCGGATGCACCGCCACCTCTGGATTACCGAGAGCTGATTCACATCATTGATGACACTAAGCTTAACTCAGTTGGCAATGACAAATACGCCTTGTCCAAAGGATGGTATGACCGGAGACGTTATGATGACCCGGACATTCGCAAGCTAAGAAACGGTCTGAAGAAATTCTTTCAGAGTATTCCAAACGGTGGGAGTGAGACGCGCTTGTGGGCTTGTTTCAAAAGTGATGTTAACAAGCTCGTTGACTCTCGTACTGGGCGCTTCCGAAATAACTTCTTACAGACGAGCGCCAGAGCGACTAACCAATATAAAGACCGAACCGATATCGCATACTTGGTGAACCGATTTGCAGACCCGAATATTATGAGCTTCTTCGCCAAGCAGGGTGTGACAATTAACCCTGAGCACTTCGCTTTGTCCGAAATGCTTCAATGGGTATGGCGCAGCGCCATTCGAGATGATAAGCCCATCAATCTATACATACCGAGCAGACGCATGAGAGAGCTGCTCATTAACTGGATTAACACAACCAACCAAGGAGGATGCCCGATTGAATAAACGATACCATCGACCGCTGCCAGAGGATTACCTCATGGAAGAGCGTGCCCCATATACATACGAAGATGCCGACTTGCTCAACGACGATGAAGCCCTCGAACAATTCATTGAGAGCGAGCGGCTTGCGTTCCGCGAGGAATGGTTCCGCTATGTAGAAGAGAACGAGTAACTTATGTCATATCAACATAATTAAATAAAATACGAAGTGAGGTGACCCATACTGGCTAAACAGTTAGTATGTCAGAAATACATTTTCAAGCTTCATAGCAGCCGCCTGCGAAAGGCGAAGTGGAAGCTTACGCTCCCCATTGCAGAAGCAAGAAAGAATGACGAGGTAATCTCCCTCGCCGACAGTCAGGTTCTCCGTTGGCTGGACGAACTGAACGGCATCACCGATGCTGAGACGCAGGCACGGAAAATCAAAGGAGAAATTAAGCGGCTTCGTAAAGAGCCGAATAGTGTTCCGAACCGTCGTCAAATCAAGAAGCTGTATGCGCAACTGGATAATATCCAGTTTAAGCCAGACTATCTCTGCGTCATCATCGATAAAGAGAAGGACTACCATCGCGCTTGCCGTGGATTTAGTATTAACGGTCTCCGGTATCAGCGACTGCTCGGAACGAATGGCGGCGTCAAGAATGAGACCATTGTGTTCATCAGCGAGCGCCATGCCGACGAGATTCGCCGCCGCATTGACAATGGTCGCAACATGGAAAAGGAAATGGTGCCCGCCAAGCTGGAGGCATATAAGGCACTTACCTGCAGCGCGTCAATTCCTGTGTCAGTTCCGCATGGCATTCTTGTTGTTAGCGACTGTGAGACCGAGTTCCTGTCGGATATCATCTACCTGAATGATGAGCAGGACGGAGAGCCAGTCATGGAAGAGCGTAAGCAGGTTATGGTACAACTCAACGAGTCCGATGGATACGGCTTGATGCTCCCGTCGCTTGCCGCCCGATGGGGCGAAGAGCTCGGCTTAGATTACCTTGTCAGCGGCGTGAACACACGCTTCTCTTGGGAGAAGGGCATGGTCTTCACGTTCGACTTTCTGGACTTCGCGGAAAATGTCGCTGAGAACTATATTGTCAAAGACGCTTGGGGTAACGATGTGGACATTCGTAATGTCGAGTTGATTCTTACCACATCCATGTTGAAGCTCTGGGACTCCTACGATAGCTGTGACGATTATGTAAGCAACTGCTTGGCAAACGGCTACACCTTCGGCATCGCCAAGACTTGCCCGAAGGAGCTTGAGTCCGAGCGGACATTGAACTATCAATTTATTCAGAGCTACGAGCTGAGTGACGATGACATCGAGCAGCTTATCAAGCCGACAATGGATGAGATTCGAGATGTTCTTTATGCGGACTGGGCAAAGACGTTGCTGTTCTTAAAGGGTGCTGGTTTGAACGAGGACAACATTGACCGCGTTGATGATGACTACGTCAAGGCGATTATGATTGAACCGCAGATTTTGAACGACCCTTACGTCCAGAGCAGCATCTATCAGATGATTCGCAACCGCATCAACGAAGCCAAAGTCGGCGTGCTCAAGGTGCACGGTAACTACTCCATTGTCTCTGGCGACCCGTTCTCCCTGTGCCAACACATCTTCGGGCTGGAGGTTACTGGGCTTCTGAGGTCGGGCGAAATCTACAACAAATATTGGTGCGACCAGCACGCCGAACGGCTTGCCTGCTACCGTGCACCGATGACCTGCCATAACAACATCCGTCTTGTGTTTCCACATCGCAGCGATGCGGCGTCGCACTGGTATCAATACATGACGACTTGTACGATTTTCAACTCGTGGGACACTGCCGCCCACGCGCTCAACGGTATGGATAAAGACGGTGACCTTGTAATGCTTACCGACAACAAAGTGCTTGTTGATAATCTGAAAGTGCTTCCCGCTCTTATGTGCGTTCAACGAAAAGCGAAGAAGAAAATTGTCACTGAGACAGACGCTATACAAGCCAACATCGACAGCTTCGGTGATGATATCGGGAAGACCACAAACTGGATTACCTCAATGTTCGATGTGCAGGCACAGTTCCAGAAGGGTTCCAAGGAGTACGAGGAACTTGATTATCGTATAAAGTGCGGGCAGCTTTTTCAGCAAAATGCCATCGACAAGGCGAAGGGCATTATCGCCAAGCCGATGCCTCGTGAGTGGCACGACCGGCACAGCGCCAACATGATTGAAGACCCGGAAAAGCGCAGGCTCTATCAGCGTCTCGTTGCGGACAAGAAACCGTACTTCATGCGCATCATTTATCCTGCTCTGATGAAGCAGTATAACACATACATAAAAAACACGAACAAGAACGCCATGCGCGAGTTCCAAATGACGGTTGACGAAATGCTGGAAATGCCGCGTTCCGAATTGAGCGAGCGGCAGAAAGATTTCCTTCGCTACTATGAGAGCCGGATGCCGGTTGGCAACCACGACTGTGTAATGAACAGAATCTGCAAACGCTTCGAGAAAGAGTTTGATGGCTACCTCGGTCGCCACAATGCCGACGTTGATTTCGACTATACCGTGATGAAGAGCGGCGTTGAGTACAGTCGGACGCAGTACAATGCCATCTTGAAACTCTACGAGAATTACAATAAGCGCCTGCGCAGCTACGCCGTCTTTGCCAACTATGAACGGGTCGATGAGTACGACACGTTCTCTCGCATGATTGAGATGCGCTCCGAGTTCGAGCAAGAGTGTGCCCGTGTTTGCTCCAACCGCTTTGTGCTATGCGACATTGTTCTGGATATTTGCTATAAGAAGAGCTCGACCAAACGCTTTGCGTGGGAAATGTGCGGCGGCGAAATCATCCAGAATCTTTTGGATAAGCATAACGGGGTTATCTCTTACCCGACGGTTGACCCCGCTGGGGATATCTTCTTCTGCGGTGACAGATTTTCATTACAACAAAAAATGATTGGAGGGACGCTATGAGCATTGTTCTTAACGAATATGACTGGGCAGAAAAAATGATTGCCAACCATGACCTTGGTAAGAAGCCGATTGAGACACTGAGTCGTGTGTCCAAGTATTATTACGAGAATCACTACAGCAAAAGGGAGATTCGGAGTCTGCTCGACTCCTTCATGCTACAGTGTGACCCTTCTGCTTCACTTGTTCATTGGTCGGATATGCTTGATAAAGTTGCAAAGAACGTAAGCAAGTTTCCACTCATCCGTCTGGATGGTGTGGACATCACCAGAGAAGAGCTCGCCAAGATTGAGACGCTTGAAGGTAAGCAAATCCGGCGGTTGGCGTTCACGCTTCTCTGCGTTGCGAAATATTGGGACGCCGCTTCCGACCGGAACAATGGTTGGGTGAATACTTCGGACAAAGAGATTATGCAGATGGCGAACATCAATACCTCCATTAAGCGCCAGAGTTTGATGTTTGCCGAACTGCGTGATGCCGGGTTCATTCGCTTTTCTAAAAAAATCGACAACCTGAATGTCCAAGTGCAGTTCATTCAAGCCGGTGAGACGGCGATACATATCCAAGACTTCAGGAACCTTGGTTACCAATACCTCAAGTATTACGGTGGCGCATATTTCGAGTGCGAGAATTGTGGACTGACTGTAAAAGCACAGTCACCTGCAAAGGGTCGCCCGCAGAAGTATTGCCCCAGTTGCGCTGTCGAGGTTAAGACCCGTCAGACTGTTAATGCAGTAATGCGGTGCAGAAACGCCTTAAAGAGTTGATTATAAAACTCGAATTGTTAGAAATAAATACCCCCATCAAACCGTTGTGGCACAATGCTTTGAGGCGTGTTTGATGGGGTGTATGTATGAATGATAAAAGACAAAACATAAAACTATTTTGAAGAAAAGGATGATTTTTAAGTGATTGCAATTACCGCCTCAGAAAAAGAAGCCATTCGTGAGAAGTTTCCTCGTGTCCATATCGTTCGCACGATGAAGCAAGATTCCAAACGGCACCACTACTATATGGTTGAGGATGGCGCTCCTATGAAGCTGCTCCGCAGTTTGCGTGGACTGGAGCGTGTTCACGACAAACGAAAGGGAGTGTAAACCATAGCCAGCACAGCAAGCTATAAAGAGATGCGCGACATCGTAATTGGTAAGCTGGTTGACCGCACCATTGACGATGACTACGCAGAACTGAGTGAGCGTCTGTTTGGTGATGGCAACTGTTTTAACTCAAGCGAAGTCCGCAAAAGAATGTATGGCATGAAAGCCATCATCGAAGCCATCGAACGGGATGGCGAAGCTACTATTCAGGATACCAACGCATTGTCTGAGTTGGATAGCAAGCGCATTGAACTACTCAAAGAACGTCAAAAGTTCTTTGACCAACGCAATGCTTTTAACAAGCTGATTCGTGAGCGTTCCCGACAAGAAGAACTGAATGAGATTCTTGTGGACGCAGTAAAGAGCGGCAATTTACCACAGCTCGAATACGAGCCATGCCACATTCAGCCGTCCGACAATGACCTTCTGGTTAGTCTGAATGATATCCACTATGGAGCGAACGTCGATAACCATTGGAATACATATAACTCTGATATCTGCCGCGAGATGATGTGTCATTACTTAGACAGAATCATTGCCATTGGCGAAACGCATGGAAGTGAGAACTGCATTGTCTGGTCGAACGGCGATGCTATCAGTGGAAATATCCATCAATCCATCGCCATCACGAACAAGGAGAATGTGATTGAACAAATCAAAGGCGTATCTGAGTTGATTGCAGAATTTATTGCTGAACTCAGCAAGCACTTCTCCACAGTCACATTTGTAAGCGTTGCGGGTAATCATAGCCGCATTACGCCGAACAAGGATGATGCGTTGCTCAGTGAACGGCTGGACGATATCGTTGAGTGGTATCTCGGTGCCCGCCTCCAAAATTTCGAGAATGTGATTATCGGTACAGCAAGCGACACTGTTAAGATTGACAGCACCATGTACCTGATTAACGTTCGCGGGAAAATGTATTGTGGTGTTCACGGGGACTTTGACGGCTCTGCGGGCAAAGTCCAAACATTGCAGACAATGGCACGAGTTCCGTTGTATGCCGTACTCTCTGGTCATTTGCACCACAACAAGATTGATGAAATCCAAGGTGTCAAGACCGTCATGGCTGGCAGCTTCCTTGGTATGGACGATTATTGCGTCCAAAAGCGAATTTACGGTAAGGCAGAACAATTGGTTTGTGTCTGCGACGCAGACGGCATTCGCTGTTCTTACGGAGTACCCCTTTAACAATGCACAAGGGTTGCCCTCACCGGGGCAACCCTCTTTATATATTCCTCTTTAGCTCAGTTGGTAGAGCAGCGGACTGTTAATCCGTTGGTCGCAGGTTCGAGTCCTGCAGGAGGAGCCATCTGGGACAGTAGCTTACGCGGTCGGAGCACCGGTCTGAAAAACCGGGGGATGAAGGCTCGACACCTTCCTGTCCCACCACATGGTGCCATCGACGAATCGGCTAAGTCACCTGCCTCTCAAGCAGGAGGTTGTGAGTTCAAATCTCACTGGCATCACCACCCATGAGGTGCGTTGGACGAATTGGTAGAGTCACCGCCCTTTCACGGCGGAATTTAAGGGTTCGACCCCCTTACGCATCACCACTACTTGGGAGAGTGGTAGAGCGGTCAATTACAGCAGACTGTAAATCTGCCGCCTTCGGGCTGCGTTGGTTCAAATCCAACCTCTCCCACCATATTGCGGACAGGACAAACGGTTAAGTCGCAGGTCTCATAAACCTTGAGGAATCGGTTCAACTCCGATGCCCGCAACCAATTTTAATTCTACAGAAAGCGAGGTGGCTTGTATGCCCCGAAAAACGAAGCAGAACGAAATCACAAGCCCTGAGCTTTTGAGTCAGGTCAATCCAGACAATGTTCGTTTGAAGCAAGACTTCATTGCATATCTGCAATCTGTTCAGCGTAGCCCTAAGACTATCGCTGGATACTCCAATGACATTGATATTTTCTGGGTATGGAATTTGCAGAACAACGGGAACAAGTTCTTCCCCAAAATTTCCAAGCGCGATTATGCTGCGTATCAGCATTGGCTTATTAACGAGAATGGGAACTCACCAGCTCGTGTTCGCCGCTTGAAGTCTGCGATTTCTTCTTTGTCGAACTATGTCGAGAACATTCTCGATGACGAAGATGAGTTTAAGGACTTCCGTTCGACAGTTCGAAAAATTGAGAATCCAGCTATGCAGCAGGTAAGAAAGAAAACAGTCTGGAGCGATGAGGCTTTGGACAAACTCCTTGATGATTTGCTGGCATCCGGTCAAAACAAAAAAGCGTGCGCCGTTGCTCTTGCAATGTGCAGTGGTCGCCGTAAAGCAGAGCTGTGTCGATTCAAAGTGGATGATTTCAAAGATGAAAACCTCGTGTGTGGTGGTGCGCTGTATAAGACCAGCGAACCTATTCAAACGAAAGGGTTCGGTCTTGGCAAGTACATCTACTGCTATACTCTTGCGAAAAAGTTCAAACCATACTTCGATGCGTGGATGGCAGAGCGCCAAAAGCTCGGCATCGAGTGTGAGTGGCTTTTCCCCGCCGGTACTACAAGTGAGCAGATGAGTGATACCACACTCAATAGCTGGGCTAACACATTCAGCCGCATGACTGGTGAGGATTTCTACTGGCATAGTTTGAGACATTACTTCACAACGCATCTTGCCAAACTCGGACTGCCCGATAATGTTATCCAAGATATCGTCGGATGGGAGTCTGCCGACATGGTTCGTGTCTATAAAGACCTGAGTGCCGAGGAACAAATTTCTCAGTATTTTGATGAAAATGGAGAAATTCGTTCTGATGCTCAAAAGTCTCTGGCAGACCTGTAACAGAAAGGACGGTATAAAGGATGGATATTAAAAGGGTTGATTTAATTCAACAGCTTGTGGACAAGCATGGTTATACGAAGAAAGCCGCGACAAGTATCGTTGATGATTTCACTGACATTATTCTTTACAATCTCGGAAACGGAGACACCGTTTCCATTCATAATTTCGGTTGCTTTGACATCTTAGAGCGCAAAGCTCGCAGTTGTCCGAACCCGCAGACTGGCGAAAAGGTCAATGTACCTGCGCATTGGATTCCCCGGTTTTACCCCGGCAACAAAATGTGCTTGGCTGTCAAGCTGTGGGAAGATAGTACCAAAAGGGGGCTGAGGTAAATGGCTGAGGCTCCAAGACGTAAAAAGCTTGAGAAGACCGTTGATGATTCGACGACCATTCAGACTTCCCAAAAGTTTTACTGTTGCAGATGCGGCACATCATACAGCCGGAAAAAGGGCTACTTCCCAGTGAGTCATAGCCCCATGTATCGCGGTTCTGGCTTTTTGCCAATGTGCAATGATTGCGTCGAGGATATGTACGAACAGTATCGCGCAATGCTCGGCGATGACAAGGCGGCTATGAAGCGTATGTGCATGAAGCTCGACCTTTATTGGAACGAGGACATCTACGCAATGGTCGAACGCACGGCTGGCGTTCACTCTCGGGTTCGCAATTATATCGGAAAGACCAACATCATTCGCTATATCGACAAAACCTTTGACGACACACTTGATGAAGAAGCGTTGCTTGAACCGGAAGAGACTCCTGCCGCTTCATATATCGCGCAGCCGGAAGATACTGCCGAGGCAGACGTTGACCAAGCCCTTGTTGATTTCTGGGGTGCCGGTTATACTCCAGACTTTTACCTTGAGTTGGAACGTCGCTACAAGGATTGGACTGGCGACAGGCAAGTCGTTGACCCAAGTGAGCGCGCACTGTACCGCCAGATTTGTTTGCTTGAATCCATTATCGCACGCGACAGTGCACAGGGTAAACCAATTGATAAGAATGTCAACGCGCTTAATTCTCTGCTTGGCAGTATGAACTTAAAACCGGCGCAGAAGAAGAACGATGTGGACGCTGAACTCGACAAGATGCCACTCGGTGTTGGTATCCAGAAATGGGAGTACAGTAGACCTCTTCCTGAAACGCCAAAAGAAAAGCGCGATATCCGTGGCACGATTAAGAATATCACGACGTGGTATCTTGGTCACGCTTGCAAAATGGTCGGCTTGCGCAACAGTTATTGCAAGATGTACGAAGACGCAATGGATGAGCTCCGTGTTAAGCACCCAGAGTACGACGAAGAGGATGACGACTCCTTGTTGAATGATATCTTTGGTAGCGCTCAGTCCAGCGGTGATATGTAATGGCATCGCCAAATCAAAGCAGACGCTCTCGTGTTATCGAGGGCATGGCGATTTGGGGCAGCTATTACCGCGAGAACATCGATATCTTTGTCGAAGAGTATTTGCAACTTGACTTTCTGAAGTGGTTCCAGACTGCTCTTCTTGTAATGATGGACAGGAGCCGAACGTTCCTGTGGATTGCTGCCCGAGGAATGGGTAAATCATTCCTTATCGCCATTTTCGTAGTCATTCGTTGTATCTTATACCCCGGCACAAAAGTCGTCATTACATCTGGCACACGCGGTCAGAGTATTAACGTGCTGGAAAAGATACAAACAGAACTGATGCCTGTGTCTCCAAATCTTAGAAATGAGATTGATATGGGTGACACAAAGTTTTCTGGGCAGGACGCAAAAATAATGTTCAAGAACTCCAGTTACATCAAGGTCGTTACGGCTTCAGATAATGCTCGAAGCAACCGTGCGAACATCTTGATTGTGGACGAGTTCAGAATGGTTAAGAAAGATACCATCGACACCGTCTTGAAGAAGTTCCTGACAAGCCGTCGAATGCCTCCCTACAGAGATTTGACCCCGGCTGAGCGTAAAGCTGAGTACGCTAAGGAGCCAAACAAGTCCTGTTTCTTATCCTCTGCTTACTTCAAAGACCATTGGTCATACAACAAAATGCTGGATACATTTAAGCTGATGCTTGATGATTCTAAGACAGATTTTGTGTGCGGCTTCCCGTATCAACTCTCCATTCAAGAGGGACTCCTTTTCCCCGAAGACGTTGAAAGCGATATGCTCGAAAGCGACTTTAATGAAATCAAATGGAGTATGGAAATGGAAGCCATGTGGTTTGGCGCAGAGGACGGCTCATTCTTTGATTTTGACTCCATATCAAAGAACCGCCGTATCAATTACCCGATGCTACCGGATAAACTGACCGCCCTTCTTGGCAACAGCCAAAAGGTAAAAATTCCACCAAAGCAAAATGGCGAACGCCGCATCTTGTCTGCGGATATTGCTCTGATGAGCAGTAAGAAGCATAATAACGACGCCTCTGCTGTGTTTATCAACCAAATGCTTCCGACCAAAACCGGACGATTTATGAGCAACATTGTGTACGGTGACACCTTTGAGGGTATGCACACCGAAGACCAAGCTTTGGTGATACGCAAATTGTACGATGAGTATTCTTGCGATTACATCGTGCTTGACTGTACAGGTCTTGGTCTTGGTGTTTACGATGCTCTTGTCCGAGACATGGTTGACCCAGACACCGGAGAAGTTTATCCCGCATTGTCCTGTTGCAACAATCAGGAAATGGCTGACAGATGCACAACCAAAGGCGCCGATAAGGTCATTTGGGCAATCAAGGGTTCTCCAATGCTGAACTCTGAATGCGCGGTGCTTTTGCGTGAGGGCTTCCGTAGCAGCAAAATCCGGTTACTCATTACTGAGTATGACGGCGAAGCGCTTCTGTCCGACATCAAGGGGTACAACTCCCTCTCACCGTTGGAAAAGGTGACGCTTCAGAAACCATATGTACACACGACCTTATTGATTAATGAGCTTGTCAAGCTTCAACACGAGGAGTCCGGTGGTCGTGTTCGAGTCTATGAAAAGTCTGGGATGCGCAAAGACCGCTATTCCAGCTTGAGCTATAACTACTATGTCGCCCTGCAGCTTGAAAGCAAATATGGGCGCACAAAAACGGCAGACTTTAATGCGAATGATATATTCATGTTTAAGCCTCCGAAACTCAAATAAGAAAGGTAGGTGATATCTGAGTGGGCAAACAAACCAAGAAAACTAATGTTGACGGGATGATTGGTATCTCTCAGCGATTTGCAGTTTTGAATCGTCTTATCACGAGAGATTTGAACAACAACACCAGTGCTCCGACGTTCTCGCTGTATTCCAAGGACAATATCACGGAGTACCTTACAAACCCGTACACATATGAGAAGCAACTGCGTAAGGCTGTTACATACATTTATGGCGCAAGTTCTCATTTCCGCAGGCTCATCCAGTATTTCACTGGTCTTTCGGATTTCGCATACGTTGTCTCCCCATACCGCATTGACCCAAAGAGCGTAAACGTGAAGTCGGTCAATCGAAACTACCGTAAGGTTTTGAACGCCATGTCAGCGATGAATGTTCGTTCACAATTCCCCAAAATTCTTACGGTCTGTCTCCGCGAGGACACATTCTACGGAACACTGTGGGTAACCAATGACAATATTACAATCCAGCAGTTACCGTCTGATTACTGCGGTATTTCCACAATCGAAGGTAATGTATTGAACGTAACATTCGACTTCTCATACTTCGATGCGCACAGTCAATATTTGGAGTATTACCCAACTG